CACTTATCGGTCGGGTGATATTCGCAGGCCGTAATCATCTGGTAATCCAGAAACGCCGTCGCGTCATCGGCAGGCACGCACATGAATTCCTGCTGAAAGCTCTCTTCATCCGGCATCTCGGATCGGACGCTTTCAAAATAGGCCTCTTCATCCATATCCAGCCGGTCATCGGTCGGATCAATCGCGGCCAGTTTCGATTGCAGTTTATAAAGAAGGCCTTGCTGGAGCGCTTTCAGCAGCGTAACCGAATGCAGGGAGAACTTCTTCGGATTCCCTTTATGGTTCACCTCTTCGATCAGGGTGTTGAAATAGTTTTTTGATCCACGGTGCGTGCTGAAGATCTCCATGATCCCGCCCCACGTCGCACCGGGCTTCATGATCTCATAAAGCTTCTTAACATCGGCCGGATTCTTCCTGACAGCAAACTCATCCGCCAAACGATTGCCGCGTTTACCGGCCTGAGCATCCGGGTTTGAGCTCATAGAAAAAAGGCGGGTCTGATTGGCATACCGAAGAACGCGGGCGCTGTTGTCTTTATCATCGAGAACAACCTGCCCAAGATCTTCAGCACCCACCTGCAGAATGTTCGCAAACTTCTTGGCATCCTCAATAAACAGAAGACTCTGCACTTCGTCGCGGCTGGTTGCCCATGTATCCAGCGGATACCCGGCAATGGAATGCCGACGATCCACCGCATACGCAGAGCACCACGTCCAGCCGATCTGGCGGGACTTCTCCGCAATCTTCATGCGGTGGGTGTCTAAAACCCAATCGCGTTGAAACCCGCAAAAGCGCGGCTCGCTGCCATCGTCTCGGGGTTTTGGGAAAATCCGGCACTTGCCCGGAAATCCTTTCGGGACATATGCCGGAGCCGTCATGACGGCAACCTCTGGATCGGCTAGGATCATAGAAGTCTCGCTGCATTCTCAATGCGGGCCAATGCCTCTTCACTCAGGCCTGCGGTTGTGTCCTTGGTTAAGGCCTCCAGCTCTCGCTTCGCAGCGGCCATCGCCTCCTTCGCCTCCGCCATCCATTTCTTTTGGCCGACGGTGGCACGGTTCAAATCGGCCAGCGCGGAAATCAGCTGGTGCGGTTTGGCATCCTGCAGTTTGGTAAAGTCATAATTCTGAATGGCATCGAAGAGCTGCACTTGAACCATGCGAATGGTTGCGTCGCCAACGGCGTTGGCATCGTCGCCGACTTCCCGGCTAAGCATCACGGCCATGTCGGTCGACTGACGGATGGAGCGAACGTAGTCCTTATATTTTTTCCCGAAGCGGCCCAGCGCAGAGCGGGACACCTCAAGCCCGCGCTCGGAGAGCAGGGCCATCAATCCATCGTAGTCGGCAAAGTTATTGTCGAGCAGGCGCTTTTCGAGCCACTCGCGATCTTCTTTTTCCAACTGGTCAATTGTGCTGGGTGTCGGCATAGCTGTTCCTTTTTTTGGATGCAACGTCACGTTGCTTAGTCGGGAAGTAGAAAGTTTTCATCGAGGTAGGCGGTACCGGCCTGAGTAATCAGGTAGCGATCAATCGCCTTGCTGATCTCGCGATCTTCCCGCTCGATCATTCCGTGGGCTTCGAGGTAGCGCAGCTGCTTGGCCAGTTCGGTTGGTTCCAAGGTTTGGAAGCCTCCCATTTTCGCGGCGTTCATGATCTGTCCGACCGGTGCCGAGACCGGCTTCGAGGCCTGAGCGACCTGCATGATGATCACGCGCAGCATTTCTTTGCTTTCTTCAGTCATTTTATTTTCCTTTGTTCACTAAAACTTTATCCAGCTTGGATTCCATGCGGCAGACCGATTGATTAATCATCTGGATGCTCGATTCTTGCGCCGCCGTGGCTTGTTCAATGCGCCGCACATCGCGATGGATCTTGCTACGTCCCTCGGCATCGTCTTTGCGGTACTCCTTCAGATCCTTACGAACCTTCTCCAGCTCCGAGTCGCAGCGGGCGCGGCAATCGGACACGGTTGAAATCGTCGCAAACTTTTCGTGCGCGGGTGGTTTCGCCCGGAAGTGATCAATGATCTTCAAAACCGTGAGCACACCGCCCAGAAGAAACACCGCAATCCCCACAAACACGCCGAGGTACAGCGCAGCATCAAAATCCATCATCTTTTCCCTTTCAAAACCGCTGCCACCTTTTCGGCGGAGCGCCCGGCGATATATCCGCCCATACCCAGTTTGATCAGTCTCATCAATTCCATCTTCAAATCCTCAGTGAGCTGCTCGGAAGAAACACCGCACCACATCAGCACGACCAGCAGGGCGAATAGCAGCATCAGCATGGGCCGCCAGTTGCGCTGCAACCACCCGCCCTTGGCCTCTGCCACCAATACGGCAGATTGCGCTTCAGCAATCCGTCCCTCGGCATCTGCGAGGGCACGTTTCATTTCCAGCTCTTTTTCGCCCAGCGAGGTTTCTGCTTGGCGAAGGGCAAGGTCGACACGCGCCTTCTCTTCGGGAGTGAACTTTTTGTCGTCGAAGTGCTGACGAACGCTTTCGAGCATTCCGCCGAGGTTTAGGTCGATGTTAAAAGCTGAAGCCATAATTCCCTCTTTCGTACCGCAGGCTTCCGGCCTGCCTTGTGCGCCGCAGAGCAATCCCCTCCAAGGAGGGGTGCCCAGCGGGCGGGGTGGGTTAAGCGTCGGCGCGGAATTCCTGCACGATGGCAATCACTTCCACGATCTCAACAGAGAGATTCACCGCCACGCTGAACAGGCGCTCAACGCGCTGTTCGATCTGATCATTCGGCAGATCAAACTTTTCGGCGAAGTGTGCGATGATCTGTTCGCGTTCGGCATCGTCGAGATCCCGCAGCTCCCCCGGTAGATCCGGAGCAACCTTGATGGCTCCAATTGCGCCGGGAATATGCCTGCTGAGGGCAATGGTTTCCGGTAGCGACAGCTTTTTGTCATCCATCGCCTTTGTGATATCGGTGCCGATGTCCAGAATAACATCCATTACGATTACGATTCCGTCGATCCCAGCTTTCTTCTCATCCATGATTTGCCTCCTTTGGGTTTACGTTTCAGGTTTCCCTGCTTAAAGTGCCAACCTATCCCAAATAAGAAGCGTGGGTTAGACTGCGTCGGTGCAGTCGCAATGAAATAAATAAAGGCGGAGTTATGCTTAAATGGAGCGAAAGAGTCAGACGGTCAAAAGAAGGCTGGCAACAGCTTCGGATTGAGTTCAAAAGACTAAAAAAAGAACTGTCCGTAGCATTCACGCCTACGCCAGCATCTTCCGCTGGCCGAATGCCTACAAAAGAAAGCCTGCTGCCGTACAAACTGCTGCGCCTTGGCCCCAGCGAAAAACCATGTCCGCTGCACAGTCAGTTTGAAGGCTTGCTTCTCGAACGTGATCATCCGTTCTGGGGGCATTTCGAAATAGGGAAAGGTGGCCACAAATATTGCAAATGCTGGACTCAAAATATCACGCGCCAGAAACGGGAAGAGTATTTGCGCGCTGGCGTTCCATCAAAAGGAAAACCTATTTTGAGTGAGAAGGGCCAGCTGACCGGTCGCCACGAAAAGAAAACTGTTTCAGCTATTACCAGCATGTAGAGTGAGCGGTACGAAGCGAATGTGTAGCGAGCATCATTCCCCGGCAGTATCACACAACTTCCGCCATTCAATCTTACAGCGGGCTTCACCGGCATCGCTGACATCGAACTCCTGATAAATTTCAAAATTACATCCCGGCGAGGCCACCGGTCGCCGCCAGATTTGCGGCTGGGATTTCCCTCCCTCATACCGATAGGCCCATTCGCCGATCACCGGCTCACGGTTGAAGTTGTATTTTTCCCGCCAGTTCATTTCGGCTCCCATGTTGAGACATTGTGCATTTTCTCAACGGAGTCCGGGCCGTAATCCTTGAGCAGCATCAGCTCATATTTAATCCGTGCTCTCTCCACGATGCTGTCCGGCACTTTAGCGATCAACTGCGGCATAGCTCGGCTGCAGACAAAGCACTGCCGCCAATATGAGGTGGCCAGATCAAAGTCGTCGCGCTGCTGTTGCTTACGCTCCGAGAGTTTTTCACTATTCTCCTGATAATATTCCCGATGAAATTTGGTTCGCTTCACGACGTTGCCCCATCGCTACGAAAATGCTGAGCAGCGCACTTTTGGCAAAACCAGATTCCGCAGTAAAAGCAGCGGAACATAAAGCGCCATACTTCTATGGCTTTCCCGCACTGGCAGGTTACAGATCCGGTTTTGATAATCTCTTTGGACTGATCCCGAACAATCTCAAACTTCCTCTGGCGCTCCTCTTCGGTGATTTCAAGCAGCGCAATGTGGTGCTGACAGCGCCAGCGAGCATCGCAACATTTTGGTGCAACGTTGTGTAAACTGACTGCCGGGTCGGTGAGTGGTGATTGCTCACAAATTTCGCATTTCATGCTGTAGCTCCCATCAACTCTTCCCGGACACGCAGTTCGCGATCCGCGCGGGCAATCATCTTCTCGCCTTGGCTGCGAATGCGGCCGTTGGCCTCGCCGAACTCCTTATCCGTCGCCCGGTGGTTCAGAACGTAGCCGCCGGAAAAGGAAATGATGCGGCCCGCGCTAAAGTTTGCCACGTCCCGGCAAGCGCGGTCGCTCCAGCCATATCGATCTTGAAAATATTGCCAGTGCAATACGTGGTATGACGAAAGAGCGCCCTCCATCGTTCGCAGCATCAGCTCTAAACGATCCGACCGGCGCGTCCGGCTTTTTGATTTCTTGCGGGCAGGCCGCTGCGGATGATCATGCGCCCAACTGAACAGATCGCTCATCGTTTTTTCCCTTCCATCGCCTTGCGGTATTTCTCGTTCACAATCCGGCCTTTCATCTGGCTGAGAATTTCCCAGAGCTGGCGGGCGCTGATTCCGTATTCCAGCGCCAGATCGTTGACGGACTCACCCGCTTTGTGCCGGGCGTAGAGTTCGCCATTGCGCAGCGCACGCTTGTAGTCTCGGGCCAGTGGGATGTTGAGGCGATCAAGCCCGCAGTACTGCGCAAGCGCATCGGCAGCCTTTTTGCCGATGAGCTGGGCAATCTTATGGTTCTCGTGGATCTCCTGCGGGACGTAGAGCTTTACGCCTCCCCAGCGCTCAACAATTTTCAGCGTGTTCTCCAGCCCGATCACCTCCTGCAGCTCAACAAGTAGAGGGCTGAGGTATTGCCGGTCATCGCCAAAATCCGGGCCGACTTCTTTTTTCTTCACTTGCTTCATGAATGAAAAATCAGACATGGGAAACCTCCTTTGTGCCGGGTCCGTACTCGTGGCCTCCATGTTTTTCTTGCCGCTTGATCAGCGCGGAAATCACGGCGGTCAGCTGCCGCTTATCGAGCGTGTCCACCCGTAACACCGACGCGCCATACATCCGCATGGCAATGCTGTCTGCGTAGTCCCATGGCAGATCCATATCGGCCAGCAAGGCCTCCACCTTCGTCAACTGCGCATACTGCTCGCCCGACCATTCGAGCATCCCTTTAGGCCGCCCACCCGCAGGCCCCTTCGCCTTTTTGTGTTCCCCTCCGCCGGAGGGGTGGCCGGAGGCCGGGGTGGGTTTGGGTGACCCCGGCGGAACATCCCCGGCAATCCGGTGCAACCGGTTCATGAGCTTCAGCCCCTTTTCCGCAGGGCAGTTGCTCAGGCTTTCAATTCCAAGTGCATCCATCTGCTCGTGGCGAAAGCCCTCCAGAGAGAGGGAGCAGCCAGACTGTTCATAAGCCGCTTTGACCAGTACAAATATTTTTTTACGCTGTGTTGGTTCGATGGTTTTCATGCAATCCGCTCCTTATCGTCTAATTTTGGTTCAACCCAGAAGGACTCGCTCTGCTTGATCCGGCATCCAACAGCTGCGAGATCCCCATCATTGAGATGCGCCTTCATGGCGTCCTTGTCGGGCGCATATTTTGTTACGATGAACCGCTCCAGGCTTTGTGAGCGCAGCGCCTCGATCACCGTTTCCCATGTCCACTTGCGGTTCAGCGTTGCCAGCGTCGGTTGCCCGGTGCGGAACCCGAAACGAGCCAGCGAGGTCTCGCCGCTCTTTTTGTCTTCACTCAGAACCTCCTTGCGGTGGGCCAGCGCGTATTTTTCCGCTAGAGCCAACTGGCCTTTAACCAGCTTTTTAACGGCCAAAATATCATCGTTGTAGCCCTCGATAATTTCCTGAACCTCTGTGTCGCGATCTGCCTCCATCTTGCGAATGTCCAAGCTCATAGCGGCCACATCATTCAGCGCCTGCTCAAACTCGTTGCGTGTTTCAAAGCCGGATGTTTTCAATCTTCTCGTTGCCATAATTAATTTCCTTTGATTGGCGTCCCGCGCAATACCGCGAGCTGCTCTTGGTTTGTTTCGTCGAATTGAACGCGCTGGCACTGCGCGATGATGCAGGCGCAGTGAAACTGTTCATGTTTGGCGCGGATCGTGGTGCCGTCCGCAAAGTGAATGTCCCAGATCATGGCTGCACCTCCTTGAATGCTGCGGCAGCGCAGTCAGAGCAAAGCCACTTGAAGTCTGGGCACTTAACAACGGCCGCCTCGGCCACCTTTTTCCCACAGCCGTTGCATTGAGTGGTTGCGGCGTATTTCAACAATGAGCAGTCCTCGCATTTGTTGTCATACGCGGCGCGCAGATTGGCCGCTTCTTCCTCAAGCCGATCAATGCGGGTGCCGTTGCGAGACTGCTCGGCAATTAAATCAGCCCAGGTCGGCAGATTCTCCAGCGTGGCCCAATGTGTTACGTCGCCACTGAGTGGCACCTCTGACTCGTCGGTCAACCATGCTTCGCCGTCCCAATACGCCATGGTGCGTTCGTCGTTTTTCGTGATTACCAGCACGGAGATATCGGCATCCGGCTTTTCAATTACATGCGTCCAGAAGTTCATCCCTCCACCTCAGCTTCCTCTTCAACCGGGGCGGTGGGTAGCGGTTGCCAGTGGGTTGGATCTAAATTGCGGATCTTGCGGTTTTCGCCGATCCACATTTTCCCGATCTTGGAATAACAGCCGATCTGGTGCCCGTGATCTTCATCCCACGCCAATACGATGGCGTTGTTCGGCGGGAGCTTTTCGTTTACGTCTCTCCACTTCATTCCGCACCGCCTTCCAGCTGTTTGCGGCACTCATTTTCGAGCTGACGAAATTCTTCGATATCTTTACCGGAACACTTCTCCCAGCGGGCTTTAAACAAAGCGTCCAGCTCGTGAGTGGTAGGCACAGCATCTGTGCGCTCGCGTAACGACAACCCCCCGTGGTGGTAGTGTTTGGCACACTCAGCGCGAAACATTTTTTTGGAGTGGCCGCTCTGTTTAATGATTTTTCTATTCCTTTTTACGTTCTCGTTTAGAAGTGCATGGAGTTCTTTTGGAGTTGGGCGAAAAAACTCATGCGTCGCCGACAGGTTGATTTCCATATTCCGATCAGCATTGAATGCTGGATACATGGCAGAATGAGCCTTCAGCTCTCCGCACTTCGGGCAGCGAATACAGAACGGCGTCAGGCCGCAATTCACCTCCACGGCGACCGTGGGGGTTCCGCACGACTGACAAGCCCAGTAATTGGCTACGATTGATTTTGGGTCTCTTTTCATTTGATGCCTCCTTGTTCTAGTTGGTGAGTTTCCGCCATGCGCGGGCGAGTGCTGCGCGGTTGAGTTCGCCGCCGTTTCCGGCAGCGGCCAGCTGGGCGAGCTGTACGGTTTTTGCAACACCGCGCAGGCCGCCGGGCAAGGTGCCAATCTTGGCGAGGTATTCGACGGCTTCCTTCTCCAGAATGCCCAGCGCCGTGCACATGGATTCAACATCAGCCGCCAGCGTTCCTTCGATGTGGGTGCGCTGGGTGATCCGGCTGAAAATCTGCGCAAACTTCGGTGTACGGAAGCCGCCGGTCATTTGGGTATAGAGCGGCTCGTTTCCGACCAGCGCCATGCCGATATCGGACTGCTCTTGGATCTGCCGCATGAGGTCGAGTGCGCCTAGCGTCAGCTGCTGAGCTTCGTCGATGATGATCAGCCCATTTGTTCCGGCCACTTTCTTCATGATGGCCTTCTGGATCGAGTAGTTGCCGGTGCCGGGATCATGGATGCCAAGATCGTCACAGATCATCATCAGAAGCCCGCGTGCGCTGGCCGTTGCTTTCGTGGGCGTGAACAGCCACACGTTGGGTTTGGTCTGCTGGAACAATTCGCAGGTTTTGGTTTTTCCCGCACCGGCCGCGCCGTAGACCACGACGAGGGCTTTTAGGAACTGTCCGGTTTCCAAGGTTTGAAAAACACGGCGAGCGGTCGGTGTCTCCACCCAGTCGGGTTCAGGTGGCAGCTCGTTGGTGTATTCGCACCCGGCGTTGTAGCTGGTTAGCCAGCGCTCGATCTTGGTTTCAATGGCCTCGTTGCTGCCTTTGTATTTGCCTTGCAGCCACTGGTTGAGTGCGGCTGCACTCACGCCGATCCGCTTGGCCATTTCGGTTTGGCTCAGATCCACTGCGCCGTTGTTCAGCATGCCGCTGATCAGGTCTCTGAGTTCTTTTCTTCTGTCTGCTTTTGTTCCCATTGGTTGATGCCTCCTTGGGGTTGGTTAGGTTTTTGCGGGGTTCACCCGCCGTAAAAAAATTGCCCGATGCCGAAGCACAGGATTAAAAAGGCCAGTGTGGCTGCGAAAGAGATCGCCTCCACGGCCCGCCGCCGCCACAAATCGCGCTCGGCAGTTAGTTCGCGAGTTTTTCTAAATCGTTCGACTTCGTTCATGGGGTTCTCCTATTTGTAAAACATCTCGACGGGGTCGAGTTCGGTGTCCGGCTTGTGGCGAGATGGGCGGGTGATCAGGCCCGTATTTCGGA